GCATTTTAATCGTAAATATATTGTATGTAGCACACATATCCCTTGGCTCTTGCCAAAAAACACTTCGCAAAGAGGACGGTTTAGTAGGTCATTGACTCGAAACACCGTGAGAAGATTAAAAGGATTATTATGAGAAGAGTTGGTTATTTATATGAAAAAATGTGCGATATTGCTTTGATAAAATATGCCATTCACAAAGCCGCACAAGGGAAAACTCAAAAACACTTTATTGCGAAAGTCCTTGATAACATTGATGAGTATGCCTTGAAAATCCAAGATATGCTCGTCAATGACAAGGTTGTGTTAAGCCCTAATAGACAAATTGAAATATATGACCGTTCTTGCTCTAAAACACGATTGATAACCGTGCCAAAATTCTATCCAGACCAAATATTGCATTGGGTTTTAATGCTTGTATTAGAGCCTATTATGGCAAAAGGTATGTATAGATACACTTGTGGGAGTGTTCCTACAAGAGGAGGAATGGAGGCTAAAAAGTTTGTTGAGAGAGCCTTGAAAGACACGAAGGTAAAATATGTAGCCAAATTGGATATATCAAAATTTTTCAATACGGTTAAACCTAAATATTTATTACCTATGTTTGAAAGGAAAATCAAAGATAAAAAGGTTATTGCGTTGATAGACAAAATCTTAACGAATGGTGGAGATTGCTTGCCTATTGGTTATTACACTTCACAATGGTTTTCAAACTTCTTCTTGGAAGGGTTTGACCATTATGTGAAAGAAACTCTTGGTATCAAATACTATGTTAGGTATGTAGACGATATGGTGTTGCTTGATACTAATAAAAGAAAATTGCGAAAGGCAATAGCCCTTATGGGCGAATACCTAAATAGCATAGGGCTTTGTTTGAAAGATAACTCACAAATATGGAAGGTGCATAGTAGACCTATTGACTTTGTTGGTTTTCGTTTTTACAAAGAGAAAGTGTTATTAAGGAAGAAAATCTTTTTTCGGTTATGCCGAAGAGTGAGGAGAGTGCGTAAGGCTGGCTACATAACATTGCAACAAGCACGTGGTTTATTATCTTTACTTGGTTGGCTAACTCATATTAACGGTTGGAAATTCTACAAGGAGAAAATCTACAAATATGCTCCAAAGTGGAAATTAAAACAAATTGTAAGTAATTACGCCAAAAAATTAACGGAGGTATTAAAAAATGGCAAAAGTATTCAGCAAACAAAAATGGTTGGAGTCTGCTAACAAGCAAGTGGAAGAAGGGTATCTTTCTCAAAAGGAAGTAGATGATGCTCTTGAATTATGGGTAAATGACCTTGACGGCAAGACAAAAGAAGAAGTAGAAGCAAGTGGTATGAGTATTGCTCGTGATGAGTGGTTTGTATGATAGAAATCACACTTGAAAATATATGCCAAGTTTGTGGGAAGAAAGGCTGTAAAGAGCCTTGCAAGAAGTGGTATGACCTCTTTGAAGGAAAGCCCGTGGACTTTGGCTTTGTAGAAGAAGGAGAGAAAAAATGAAACACTCAAAATTAAAAATATTTTTAGCCTTGCTAATCGGTTTGATTGTCGGTGTGCTTGGTGCTTGTGGGGTATATTTTGCAACCGTGGGAGACGTTGCTTGGGAAGTATACATAAAAGAGATGATTGTGCCTAATGTAGTTTTAGCCTTGACTACTATTATTGCATTGTGGGTAGCCGCATCTCCTATCATTAAAAAGGTTTTATCTGCCCTTGGATTATTCAATCAAGCAACAAATGATATCAATAAGACCGTAGAGAGCGAAGAGCAAAACAAAAACAATCTTGCAACAATGCAACAAAATATCCAAGAAGGCTTTACTCAAATATGCAAAGATATTAGGGCAGAGTTTAAGGAACACAAAGAGACAGTCCAAAGAATTGATAAAGCCACTACTAACACCGAAGAAATCACAAGGATAGGTTTTGGCAATATGGACGAACTTGTGAACAAGGGATATGCTGCCGAAATTGCAAAGGTAGGTGTGGAAGATGAACGTGAAGAAGATGAAGCGTAGGCTTGTCCTACTTCAAATTGGAAGTTTTTTCGTGTCTATTGCTCCCTTGATTATCGTCTTGATTATAAATTGGGGAGAGTATACTAAAACTCCCGGAGAAACAATCAAACTTTGTATTGGTGGAATTATGGCTTTATTCTTCATTTTCTTGAAGGTTATAGGCAAATTAAAGATGCCAAGAAGAATTGTGTTGTTCGGAGTAGTTTTTATTATGGCATACTTATTACAAGCAATAATGGACGATATGATTTTGTTAAGTGGTATGGCTTTACTTGGAGAGTTTATTGACTTGGTATGTTTTCAAGGGTTTATTAAAAAACTCAAAGAAAATATCCTTATTGGCAAAACTGCAAATGCCACTACCGACCAAGTAGAACAAGTTATTAAAAAGTATATCGGCAATGGGAGGGTATAATGAACGAAAAAATCAAAGATTTTTTTAGGCAAAATATAGGATATTTTGTTGTAGGATTTATCTCTATTGTTTATATTGCTACGGCATTTATAACAATAGATGAAACCGGGAAATCAGTCTCCCAAATAATTGCAGACGGTGTAATTGCTTTTCTCTTGGGTGTGTTCATCAATAGAGTGTTTGACCTACAAGGTATGATGAATGGCGAAAGAGAGGAAAAGGTCATAGCCACAAAAGACCTACACGGAGAAATGGTTATGAAGATATCTCCAAGCATTGAGAAGTTAGATGATTGGTGCGAAGAGGAGAATAGGAAAAACTACAAAGTGCAAAGGACTAAAATCCTTGCAAGAGTTGGATTGAAGTATGAGGATTGCTTTGATGAAAACGGAGTAGCCAAGCCTTATAAAGTAGACCAAAGCCGAATGAATGACAAATACCTTCGCAAGCAAGAGATTAAAAGGCTTGCCTTTTACAATAAGGCAGTCAACTTGAAACTTACCGCTTTGAGTGCAGGAGAACTCACAAGCGAAGGTGGAAAGCAACAAGACCCTTACTATTTTGGTAGAACAAAGGCTCAATACGAAGCAAGTCAATCCATTATGGATATTATTAGCAAGATAGGTATTGCTATAATTATAGGCTATTATGGAGTAGGGCTTATTGAAGAATTTAGTTATGCTACATTGATTTGGAACACCTTGCAAGTAGGTTTATTCCTTGTAATGGGTGTGATTAAAATGTATCAAGCCTACACGTTCATCACGGACGAATTTAGGGGAAGAATTATTAAAAAAATAGACAACCTTCAAAAGTTTGAAAACTATATCAACACTTTACCAAAAGAAGAGTTGCAAGTAGAAAAAAAGACTCAAGAAGTGGAAGGAGGAGTAGACAATGGCTTATGTAAAACCGAAGTATGAAGGCGAAGATTTTTTAGAGTGGTATAAAACACACTACGGAAAAGATTATGACGGTAGCGCTCTCAATCGTGGAGAAGGAATGTTAGACCAAGATTGGGAGATTGGTAGTGCATTGTATGGAAAGTATCAACAATATAATAACGATAAGGCTCTTTTAGAGAAGGGGTATAGTGATGCTCAATCGGTAGCGGATAATACATACAACACTCAAAAAGAAAGCCTTGTGGGAGATTATAATAAAAACCAAGCCGAACTCTTGAAGAATTATCAATCTTCTGTTAGTGGTTTGGATAAGAGTAAAAATCAATCTCTTCAATCTGCAAGTATTACCTATGATAAGTTGAAGAAATATCTTCCTACTCAAATTAAAGCACAAGGGTTGGGCGGCTTGGGTGTTAGTGAGTCAACTATG